CTGAAGTGTCCGATTATTGGAGTATCGCGCAGTCTACGATAGACAGTTTCTCACTTGCTACACTAGGCATTAAGCTCGACGGACTTGACGAAGAATTCGAGGTGACTGGTGGACTAATGTCTGGTCTGAGAGTAACAAGTATTGTTGGAAACGCTTGGAACAGTGTGATGACTGGTCTTGTACTGAAGATATTATCTGGGTGGGGTTTTGATACTAGAGGAATAGAAAGATACATTCGAGGCGATGACAGCGCGATATTCGTTGACAATTATCCTACCGGTGTGGCGGTTAACTTAGCGTACGACGCTGTAGGCGCTGAGGCCGGTGTTGGGAAGTTTAGTTTGTTGAATCATCAGATGGAGTTCTTGCGGGTCTGGTTTTCAGATAGGTGCTACGGCTATCCAGCTCGTGCGTTACCTGGGTTAACCCAACGAAAGCCTTGGGCAAGTGACCCTTGGTCAGAAGACATGGTAATACGGGCATTGTACGAGACAATTCGAACATTGAGACGTAGATGTAGACGAAGGGATAACGATTTAGCAAAGGTATGGCGAGGTGTCAGGCACATATGGTGTATGAATCACAACTTACCCGACGCTGTGTGTTGGACTCCTGTTCACGCGGGAGGTTATGGAATAGAACCTCCGCCGATAGGGGAGAGCTGGTGTATAAAACCTCCTGTTCCAAAGGTGTCAAGATCGAAAGGTATAACTGTCGTCAACCAAAATACCTGGCGAGCTGACGGACTTAGAACATACGCAGCCGACAAGTACAAACTGGACTTAGGAGATGAGGCAGTGTCTTTGGCTCACGATGAACTGTGCCAGACGGTGTCGTCAGATAACGTCCCAGACATAGCTTCGTATCTACGAAACAAGTGGCAAAGTGAGGTCAAGTTAGCTAAGTGTAGAGGATTCAAGAAAAACGTGGAGCTGGTAGTTCCTTTCACTCCTGTGGACGTAAATTCATATGGGCCTAGCAAAATAGATGAATTGTTATTCCTTTTGAAATCGAAGTCGTTATTATTTGGCAGTTGTCCTGAAGTCGAAACCGCCAGGTCTGACTTTGATAAGTTTAAGGTGAAAATGAACTTCCGAGATTTCCTACGCCATTATTTTCCTCGTGTACACGAAAAGTTGTTGCGTTTTCATCGGTCATGGCATATCTCTGAAAGACTAGATTATTTATCAGGATCTGTTAAAATATGTCCTAGAGTGTTGCATCCGGCAATGATTGGAGTGTTAGCTCGGCTTGTGGCCTGTGCATTAAGACCAGAAAAACGAATAGCTCGAGAGAGTTCGCTTTGGCTCGGGTCAGCTTTCGAGCCCACGGTTTTGTCAAGCAGAATTTCAAACTTTACCTATATGTGGTGAATTAGTCTTCTTTGAGAATTTCTTAGATGGTGGTAACTTCCGAGTAAGTTACGAGGTAGTGACGTCCGGACGTCACGAGTTAGGGGGGGGACTGGGTCCCCTATCCGGTTCCCACCCGGAGACTTCCTTAGGGTGCCAGTAATTAGCACGTGCTTCTCGTAAAAGGTTTGGAGTTTG